CCGTCTGTCATGCTCAAGCGTTAGGTAGGTATATCTCCGTGGACACCCGGATGTCAAAATCCCTTGATCGGGATTCAACCACTCGGGTACGAGGTGGACCTTGCCGTGAATGTATGACCGAAGTAAAGTTAAAGTTCGGTGCATGGGTTTCGCAACCCGTACACTCCACTCCATGACTTGGTTAATTACTACATACACGTCGGGTTCTGTCGCAAGTGACTTCACATAGAAAGGAGTAACATCTACCCCATTTGAGAAATCACCACCACAAGACTCGCGAAAGGTTCCTTCACTGTAGGACTTGTCTAAATTAACGACAAGCCCCGCCTTTGTCAAGACATCCACGAAGCCCGCATACTCGTACGAAGGGATAATAATATCGTCCCCGAATACGCAAGTGTTGGACCAGTCGATATACAGACTGGGACCACCACGAGTACAGCGGTATCCGTAGATCAGAGCCACGATCAGCAACGTCATTAAGGGAAAAGTAAAACCGTTCCCCATTGTGCTGATCATATGCAGCTCTACTTGTATGCCTGCGTCCCCATCTTTACCATCAACAGGGACGGTGATCATAGGCGACCTGAGCTTCATTAACAGGTCGAACCATGCACTAGGCATAAGGGCACGTACAAGATCAAGACTGATCATATCGCTTGCGGATTTCAGGTCAAGGGTAGCAACACTCCCGTCACTTGATCCACGTTTGGCCATAGCCACGTTTTTAGGCTGTTGGTTGCGAATGTCCAGTCCGATATGCCGTAAGGCACCTTCGAGATACATGCCTGCAGCAAGCTGCAGACACATGTTCCCTGAGGGCTCAATGGCAATTGTACGTTCAGTGTCCTCGTTTTTCGGTACAGTAGTCAGTCTAGAACCCTCAACCTGCTTAGTTCCCGAAACTCCTTCTCGGCCATCTCTGGCCACGAAGTAAGGGCTCATACTACGCAGTTTTAATACCAAGGGTTCGCACAGAGCGGTACAAGTCATGTCCTGCCAAATCTTCTCAGCGGTGTGAGTGCCCTTAACGCCATTGCTGGCGCCGGGACCGTACCTCCAATTAGACCACAGGAATGACATCTCGAGCGGCTGCTGTATGGCCAGCTCATCCCAAGAACTGGTATAACGCTCTAAAACAGTAGTAATGAAATACTGAGCGTTTGCCAGAACCCTGGAATCAAGGGCTTTAGAGGGAGGGGAGTCGTTTTGTAGACACCTTACTCTCTCATTAACCGCCAAAAAGTCGGCGATCGCTTTACCCCGAAGATCTTCTCTAAGGAAGCGTGCTCTTTTACGAGCACGTTGTACCTGACGGTTGACCGCGAAACTTTGCGGCCCACCGGCAAGGAGCTCTTCTGACATCGTGTTGAAGAGCGTCGTAAGACGCTCCTCATTACGATCTTGAACGTTACTTTTACTCACAGGACAACTCCCGATGAAATAACGGTTTGTATCAAGAAAGGCCTAGAGGAATTTACTACTCGGAAGCCCTGCCTCGACGCCAATCAACCGGCATGAAGGGAAAGAGCTCCCAATCAATTACTTCCTCTTCTGTCCCGACGTTTCCTCCGGATACGGATTCTCTGTAGCCGGTAAGGAAGCATTGGGTGTTACGACCACGTTGGTGCCACTGCGGATTTGGGCAAGAGCTGTTACAACCGGGTCTACCAAGACCGCCGGCGAGTGTGCAATAATGACAAGCACACACGCAATGGCGATCACAGCAGGTCCAGTCTTTGCCCACGTCACAGTACACCTGTCAACACTGTAACCGAAATACCGCTCGCTTGTTCCCAGCCGATACCAAAATGGCAGCTCAGCATGGCGCGAATTTCTTCCGGTTCGTATGTGTCGACACCAGCAGGAACCTCGATGATCGTGGTGATTTTAGGTACCATGATCGACTGGTTCAAGGCCGGAGCGGCCCCCTTACGTGTGATATACTTGTACACGTTCAGAGGCACGTTCTTGATGACGCCCGTAACAGGATTTGCCTGCGGCAACGTTCTAAGAACTGGAGGCCGGAAGAACGTCGTAGTGAACGGCTTACTAACGCTATTCACATCGACGCTCGTCTGAGTACCACCCAACGCCGTAATGGCGTATTGCTTGCCATTGATGTTGGGTGCGGTATCCAGGGTGAGCGTATAGGTCGGGCTAGTTAGGCCAGTGACCACTGCTCCTGTTGCAGGTGATGCGGGTGAAAAAGCCATGAATGGCTCCTAAGTAATAAGAAAGACACTTTCCGTCGCTCAAGAGGTCAACCTAGAGCTTCGGACCACGCCTTCCTAGTAACACGGACCCCAAGTTTAACAACTTGGTTAATCCATGGGATGCGATCTCATCGACTGATTTAAAGGCGAGTGATCGCGTAGGGAGTGTAGGTGCGAGTATTGTGCGTGTAAACTTATTGTACCGCATGATCGAAGAATTACCCGCGATCAACGCTGTAGCCCCTGAAATAGGGACCGCGCGTGGTACATTAGTCGTAACGCTCTGATACTTGTAGCTCCTCGACAAGTACGTCACCGTTACCGGCAACGTATAGAACGTGTCGTCGAGCCACGAGCCCACGGTAGTAAAGTAATCTACCACCCAGGAGTAAGGAGTGAGCTCCCAAAGAATACTAGGGAGTGCACCTACCTTCAACCCGAGGTGATCGGTCACACCGTAGTTGCTGCCACCGCGAACATTTATGTTCACGCCAGCAACATACCGTACTGACTGAACATGATGAGTCGTTTTATCAAAAGCGATAAAACTCAAGTTCGTCAGTGCCTGGGAAGAACCGCCTAAGCTTCCCGAGGTGTAGTCCGTACTCGCGGTACCACTTACCACAACCCGGCGATCCATCCTTGTGACGTAATGCAAGATGGAGTCTGCACCTGACTGGAGATCTTTAAGCAGGGGATTAACCCCAAACCCGAAGCCCAACCAAATGTCGCTGGCCTGCTTGGTGATACTTTTACCTTTGCTTGCTTTAGCGGCTAACAAAGCTTTGAACGTTGACATGCCTAAATCGTTAACCTGCCGCACAAGGCGGTGGATTTCACGACTTTCGGCAAGTGGCGGTCCTAACTGAGCGTTACCGATTTTTCCATTAAGTCGGTTTCGTAGACGTCCTATGGCCTGATTATTTAAGGCTGTGACGTCGTTCTCCGAAGTGACGACCGACCCCCAAAGTGACCCATATCCTTTACACAAAGTGCTAGTGTTTTCGGCCTGGGTCAAGTATTTGGTGGGCGATAGCGAATACTTAACTCTGGAATAACTAGAGCCAGCATCGCCCCCTTTGGAAATTACTACTCTCCAACCCGGATTCTTGGTTCCGATCCTGATGTCCGACCCGAAGTTTCGGCTGATATTCTGCACAAGGTCGTTAGGCGTGTAAGCTAATGTAAGCTTATTCAGCTTGTCGGCCCGTGAGATGTCAACTCTGACAACGGGTGAATCATCAGGAACGTTACCAATGCGTCTCCCGTCCTGTTTGGAACGTTTGACACGCGGTAAGTTTGGGTAAAACTTGGCTTGTTTAGCCATTATTATCTTCCGCGAAGTTGTTGAATAGAGGTACGGTGCAAACCGTGCCTAAAAGGGACTCTTTTCCGCAGACAAAACTGAGCGCGACACCACCACACGAGGTAACCAGCCACGTATGATGATGCCGCACACAGAGTCCGACGTAACACGTCGGCAGTGGTCTTATCGATAGTATGCCCGTAGGCTATCTTAGAGACCAATGTCTGTGGGGGGG